TTACTGGCCTACCCCAGCTGAAAACGCCACCAAAACCAAAACCAGGGATATGGAAGCAACACGCTTACTTTAAATCACTGGTTGTTCAGCACATCGGACCCCATAGGTCTTGGACAGAAGAGGAGTTTATTGAAACCAGACGTAATAACAGACTCCGCAAGCGCTACACCAAGGCACTAGAGGATTACACGAGAAGAGGACTGTTGCTATCCGACAGCAACCCACAGGCGTTAGTGAAAGCTGAGAAGATGAAGCGGAAGAGCTTCATGACACCAAGAATCATCCAATACTGCAACCCAGTCTATAACCTACTACTGGGCAAATACATCTCTTCAGCAGAGAAGAAGATATATGCAGCGATTGATCTGGTCTGGGACCCATCGGGGCGTCTTAAGACGATCATGAAAAATTATAACGCGGAAGAAGTGGCCACGCTAATTGTCTATGCGTGGGAAGAAGTGGAGAATCGCCAAAAGAATGTGGCGCTGATCAACCAAGGCGACGACAACGTCGCAATTATGCGGATCGAATACTCAAGCATCGATCCACTCACGGGTGTCAAAACCCTCAAAACCAAAACCTGCGCAATGGTGGTTGACGCAGAACGCTTTGATCAGCACGTACATTACAAAACTCTACTCTACGAACACAGTCTATACATGGCAATCTACGAAGCAGCACCCGCAATCGAGGTGGCTGAACTCGCTCTACTACTCGCACGTCAACGTGAGTACCAAATCAAGAGCTGGTTCAAATGCGAATTGACATGGGACACTTACCGCGTTGACGTACCCTCCATCAAGGGACGTCGACGTTCAGGAGACATGAACACCTCCGTCGGAAACAACTTCATCGCTACAGCGCTGTTGCACGGATTCTTTCAGGGATATGAGCCAATGACTGTCGAATCAGTCAGAGAAAAGCTGGCCGCATATTGCCTGGACAGAGGATTCAGCATCAAGTTTGAGGGATACGCTGAAGTTATCGAGGAGATTGAATTCTGCCAAACACACCCAGTAAACACCGGCCATAAACGCATAGATACCCGTTTTCACGAGGGGCGCGTAGTCGACAGATGGATCATGGTTCGAAACCTAGATTCACTGTGCAAGGACTCGCATTTCATTTGTGAAGAGCAAAACGTGGAGGAGCGCATGAGCCAAATCGGTATTGCTGGTAGCATGATGTATGCTGACATTCCAATACACGGTGCATTCTACAAGAAGCTCCGGAATGGAAAGCCAGTACGTCCATACAGCTGGCAGGAAACAGCCTGGACCGGGCAGGGATTGGCCTGGCAATCCGGGTTGGGCATGAATGACGTGAACGTTATAAATGAGGCCACAGACGAAGTCACAGACGTGTGCCGAGTCTCATACACCAGGGCGTTTGGAGTGACGCCGACTGAGCAGACAAATGCTGAGTTAGACATTAGTAGATGTGAGCAAACTGATGATCCTAACGAAGTATGTGGATGGCTAGCCACTTGGTACAAATCGACTGACAATCGAACAAGGACCAGGGCAGACCTACAGAGCGACATCTACGCTTCGTGGGGTAAAGCCATACCATGCTCTGCTTAGTTGCAAACACTATCCATGGGGTTTCCTAGCTTAATTACCCAAAACTTTACTTTAGTACCAAGGAAGGCAAGTTCCGGACGGTCAACAGACTGCACGGGTAAACGTCCTCCAGCTGGTGATGCTTGCTGATGATTTCACGGTCGTCATATTCTGC